GAAAATAATCCTTATGGATTTTTTACTGTAGTTGTACGTCAGATAGGTGACAGCGATAACAATCCTAAGCCCGTTGAAATGTTTAGTGATGTCGACTTGAACCCCAACTCTCCCAACTTTATTGCGCGCAGGATTGGTGATACCTTTACTGAGTGGGATGATGGTGATAAGAGATATATAAGCTACGGCGACTATGTAAATCAGTCTCGTTATATACGCGTAGAGTTGGACGACGCAGTTAGAGATGCAACAGCAGATTCCAAGTTCTTACCATTTGGAGTATATGGACCAACGCGCTGGAAAGGATTTAGTGTCATCAGCGGCGGAGTAGGTCCCGCCGACAAGGGAGCTTATGAAAGCGCGGACAATAACATTGCGTATGTCATCGGGGGCACCGAAGTGCCCGATAGTTTAGCTTTGGTGGACAGCATCTTTTTGAATTGTGGAACCGCAGATCGTGTTAGCGCCTCTTTTGACTTTCCGATGGTACCATTGCGTACCCTCAGTAATCAGGGCGTTTTGACCAATCAGAAAAATGCTTACTTTGGCGCCACTGCCAACATGTCAACAAGCACCCGGGTAGATCCAAGTGTTAAGGATATGTTGCGTCGCAAACCTTCAGATGTGGGAATCTTTACCACCCTTCCACCTTCATTGGAATATGATTGGTTGTTTTCCTTGGATGATTTAACTACCGGATCCGGTGGCGCAACCGCCGCTTGGGTGTCGGGATCCAGATCAACCGGGAACTCTTATACTGCATCTGGTTCTTATGATGATGTGTTAAACTTGGGATTTAATAAGTTTACGACTGTCTTGAGCGAAGGTTTTGAGGGAATTAATATTCTTGAAAAAGAACCTTTCCGAAATACAATCATGCAAGGAGCGGATGCCCTCTCTAGTTATGAGTATGCTTCCATCGAACGCGCTATCGATACCGTAGCAGATGCGGATGTGGTAGAGTGTAATATGATGAGCGTTCCAGGACTCACCAACACTAATTTGACTAGTAAATTACTAGATGTGTGTGATGCGCGTGCAGACGCTCTCGCAGTTATTGACCTTCCAGGCGGGTACATCCCACCGGGCGAAGAAGCAGACCTAACCGCTACTGCCCGACTGGGAAGCGTGAGCAATACTATAAGTCAACTTAACAATAGAAACCTTAACAATAGTTATGGGTGTGCCTACTATCCGTGGGTGCAGGTGACTGATACTGTAACGACAGGGGGATCTTTATGGGTACCTCCGAGTGTTGTGGTCTTGGGAACCTTGGCAAGTAGTCAAGCATCAAGTGAATTGTGGTTCGCGCCTGCTGGGTTTACCAGAGGCGGATTGACTGAGGGAAGTGCTGGACTTCCAGTTACTAATGTGAGAGCAAGACTTAACTCTAAGGAAAGAGATGATCTCTACAACTCTAACATTAACCCCATTGCTCAATTCCCGGCAGAAGGTATTGTGATTTTTGGACAGAAAACTCTTCAAGTCACACGCTCTGCGTTGGATAGGATTAATGTGCGTAGATTGATGATCTATGTAAAACGCGAGATTTCGCGCATCGCTGCTACCATGTTGTTTGAACAAAACGTACAAGCAACGTGGAATAGGTTCTTGGGCAAGGTTAATCCCTTCCTTGGAAGCATTCAGACGCGGTTGGGACTGACTGACTATAAGGTGGTATTGGATGAGACTACCACGACGCCTGATTTGATTGATAGGAATATTTTGTATGCTAAGATTTTCCTAAAACCAGCGCGTGCTATCGAGTTCATCGCTCTTGATTTTGTTATCACAAGATCAGGTGCAAGTTTTGAGGATTAAATTTAAAAGTATTTACTATTTATAGTAGAGTGGAATAAAGAGGAGAATTTAAAAAATGCCATTTTGGAAAGACGCACAAGTAGCAGATCCTAAAAGATCATTTAGATGGATACTCCAGTTAGGAGTTGCAGGGTTATCAGATAATATTTCTTATATTTGTAAGAAAGTTAATAAACCCTCGATGGCAATTGGGGAGGCCGAGCACAAGTTTCTTAATCATACGTTTTACTACCCAGGTAGTGTGACCTATGAAAAGATCACTGTTGATTTGGTTGACCCAGCGAATCCTCACGCCACCGAACAATTATATAAACTTATTCAGGATTCCGGTTATCAGTTGCCTTCTAGTATTAATGATACAGTGGGAGCAGACACCAGCATGGCATCTACTATCAGTAAGAGGTTGGGTACTGGGGCGATGAATAGTGCTGTTATTGTAATGTTGGACGGCGATGGCAACACCATTGAGCGAACCATCCTTCAAAACCCTTGGATATCTAGCGTCAATTTCGGCGGCGATTTAGATTACGAAACCGAAGATTTGATGACAATTAGTATGGAAATTAGATTTGATTGGTTTGAGTTAGAGACTTTCAACCCCTAAGCGCTCGAACTACTCAGGAAAGAATAAAGAGAGGTTTTAATGACAAGAAGAAATAACGAGAGTCGTCTCGGCATGCCAACGCAAGGAGCGAAGCAGGCCGGGGAAGCTCCCCCTGTGCTTGATATGGCACCTGATGAATCCCCCGCACTAGCATATATCATTCCCACTGAAATAGTTGACCTTCCTTCGAGGGGAAGGTTATATGCGGAAGACACTCCGCTTCATGGAGTGGGAGAAATTGAAATTAAAGAAATGACTGCCAAAGAAGAGGACATTCTCACAACGGAATCCTATCTTAGGAAAGGCATTATGTTTGATCGATTGCTCAAGAGTTTGGTGGTCAACAAATCCATTAAAGTAGAAGACTTATTGGTTGGTGATAGAAATGCTCTTTTGGTTGCCGCACGAGTGAGTGCTTATGGGGCAGATTATGAGACAGAAGTCACATGCCCGTCTTGTGAGTATGTAGATAAAGATTATGGATTTGATTTAGCATCATGCCCTTCCAACGATCCCGTTGATTTGGAAAACACTGAAGACGAGGAGTTGAGAAGTGTGGAGTACGGGGGTGGTTCAACATATCTTATCACTCTCCCCAAGTCTGGATTTGTTTTCGAGGTAAGGTTGCTTACTGGTAAGGATGAGGGAAACATTACTCGCGCCCAAGAGATGCGACGGAAAAAGAAACTACCAGAAAATGCTTTGACTGAGCATTTCAAGAGGGTGACAGTTTCAGTGAATGGTGTAACTACTACACTTGAAATTGAGAATTTTATTAAATCAATGCCCGCCGCAGATTCGCGGTTCTTACGCAGAGCATTTAAAAAGATTACACCTAATATTAATTTAACACAGGAGTTCGTCTGTGAGAGTTGTGGATACGAACAGGATTTAGAGGTACCTATTTCCCCTCGGTTTTTTTGGCCTGACGCCTAAATATATGGAGCAGGTCTATGAGCAGTTTCATTCCCTTAAATACTACGGGGGATGGAGTTTGTTTGAGGCGTACAACCTTCCCATTCAATTAAGGGTGTGGTTTGTTAACAGACTGGTTAAACAGTTGGAAATGGAATCAGAAGCTTCGAAGAGGAAATAACAAAAGGGCATCAGCGATGCCCTTTTATTTTTTAATGGTAACTATTTAATAGTAGTGGAGGATTTTTAATGGTTGAGAATGACAAGGATCTAATTCCGATGGAAGTAGACTTCTCCAAAGCGCGAAGCGCGGAAGGGAGACTAGACGAGGGGTGGTACCTTATGTTTGGCGCATTATTGCGCTGGATTATGCCTTCTCTATATAGAGGAACTTTGCTCCCTTTAAAAATTAAAGGCAGTGATGACGAGGTACGTAGTTTTGCCAATGTCCTCTCCAGAGAAAAGAACTATCTTACTTCCTGGAAAGATAATGGACTGGACAACCCAGTGACATATCAAAATAGGACAAAGTTGGATAATGCAGTCGGCAAATTTGAAAGAACAACTGGACTGAAATGGCCTTTCAAGAGTTAGGATGGGGATTTAATTAATGGCAAACATAGATTGGCAAGAAGAACGCGCTAAACTCTTAGATCAGATAGAGCAACTAAAGAAACGCGAGAAGGAAGTTGAGGGCGACACTGGTCTAGAGAGGGAAAAACAAAAAATCCAGCTCTTGAAGCAAGAGTTGGAACTTCGCAAGGCGCTCGAAACTAGCAGACGTGCAGAAGCATCGGAGCAAGCCAACGCTGGAACTATCTCTGCTGCGCGCTTCGAGGCCATCAAAGACGCGGCGAATACTGAGATTAGGCTTCTTCAGCAGAAGACGGAAGGGTATGAAAAAAGAGAAAGGCAAATTACTAAAGAGCAGAAAGCTCTTGAAACAACCAACTCACTAGTAGATAGCATCGGCGTTAGGTTTGGATTGGCATCGAGTGGTGCTGGATCGATGTCAAAGAATATTTTTAAGTCATACAAGTCTCTTGTCAAGACGCATGGCGTGATCAAAGGTTCAGCGAAGATGGCGCATGCTTTCGTTACCAGTATTGCCAGCGCCTTACATCCTTTAAATGTTATCGAAAGTCTCGCTACTGCTATCTGGAAAGAGACGTGGGAATTATTTAAGAGATTTAGTGAAAGTGTTGCAAGCATGAATGCGGCCATTGGAGATGCAGGCGCCACCGCAAAGGCAGCGGGCAAAGCCGTCCACTATGGATTGGGTATAGAAATCGAAGAAGCAACTGAAGCTGCGGGAGGTTTGGCGTCTTCCTTTACCGCTTTTACTTCTATGAGTACGGCGGCGAAAACACCACTTATAAGAATGGGCGCCGCTCTAAAAAGAGTGGGTCTGAGCGCATCAGACACGGGCGCAGGTATGGACCTCATGACCAAAGCAATGGGAATGACAAGCAAAGAGGGACAAAAGCAATGGAAAGCACTGGCCGTTTCTGCATCTGCCTATGGCAAGACTGTCCCTCAGATGAGTGCAGATTTTAAATCTGCTAGTGGAGTATTGATGGCACACGGGCCCAAGATGATGGGTGTGTTTAAAGATTTGCAAGCAACCGCCATGGCAACTGGGTTAGCAATGGATAAGCTTTTGAGTGTTGCTGCTAAATTTGATACGTTTGATAGCGCCGCCAGCGCCGTAGGTAACTTAAATGCATTGTTAGGAGGCGATTATCTTAATACGCTTGAAATGATGAACATGACAGAGAACGAAAGAATACAGGCGCTCAAAGGGTCGTTAGAAATGGCGGGCAAGAATTTTGATCAGATGGAAAGATTTGAACGTAAGGCAATCGCAGAACAGATGGGGATGGACGAAGCCGAGTTGGCGAAAACCATGAAGTCATCTGGGAGAGAGGCGCGCAAGGCGCGCCGAGATGCCAAGGCAAAAGAAAAAGATCAAAAAGCATATCAGGCGATGATTAAATCTACAGTCGATATTACAAAATCATTGAAGATGTTATTTACCTCCCTCTTCGCTCACACCGGACTCATGAGTGCATTCGGAGATGCATTTAAAGAATTGTTCAAACAACTTAAACCAGGATCTCCTCTGGGGAAGGGGATTCGGGAAATTACTGGATTCATCGGTGACTTGATGGCGAGCGGTATAAAACTGGCAATAAAGATGTTTAAAAAGTGGATGGGGTCAGGGGAAGAACTCACTGAAAAGATAAAAAAGTGGAAAGATAAGGCGAAGACTTGGTTTGATGAGTGGGAAAATGGTAGTCGTACTATTGAGAGTACCATTGAGGAAGTTAAGACAAAGGTAAAAGCATATGTCGTGGAGATGCTTGGACTTGGGGATGTTTTTGGAGGCGAAGGAAAGGAAGGGGAAACGCTTCAAGGTAAAATGAAAACGGGATTGAAGAAGATGGTCACATTTATAAAAGGGCCCGCATTTGATCCTGTACGCAAAGCTTTCACTAACTTGGTTATAATGCCAATGTCTAAAGCACTGAGCACCTTTGCACAGTCTATGGCCGCACAAGGGCGCGCCGAAGGTGGTGTTACGGGATATATCCTCGGGAAAGTTGGCGATATTGCTGGCGCCTCAGCAACTGCCATGGTCGATGTCGCCAAAGATTTGAACAAGAAGGGGTTAGGCACCTCCATAGTGAAGGGAGTGGCACCAGATCCGAAAGAAATGGAGGAAGCTCTTAACTTTGGAATGATGACACCACTCGAAGAAGCAGACGCTTGGGTAAAACAATATATCGATCCCGGTTCACCATCGAAGAGGTTCTTGGAGTATGGGATGGCTATCGTCGAAGGATTCAAAGCAGGATTAAGTCCCAAAGGGATAGAAAAGATTATGGAGAGATTAGTAGAGGCGACTGATGAGTGGGCAGAATCCCTTAAAGAGGTGGCAGATCAGGTAAGAGATATTTCTGTTGCCACCACTGGTAAGGGCGCAGCAGGAGCAGCAGGTAAATCACGAGTGGTTCTAGAATTGGATGGAAAAGTTTTAGCAGAATATGTAATAGACACAGTTAACAGGAAAGCAAAACAACTTGCAATACCTTAGTGGAGGATTAAAAAATGG